TGGCTGCTCAGCTTCTGACCCAGCCGGAACTCCACCGCTTTCTGTCGCGCGAGACCGCCAGCCCCGAGTTCCGCCGAGCGCTCGACAGTGTCGGCATGGGCATCCCGCAAAAGGCGTCGATCTGGGACGGGTTCAGACGCATCGTCCGCAATTTCTTTGGCGTGCCCGATAAGCTCGACTCGGTATTTGACTATGTGCTGCGGCCGCTGACCGAGATCGTTGAGACCGGTGCCAGGTTTGGTCGCGCAGCCGATGTTGCCGAGATTAACCAGATCAGACGGCAGAACAACGAAGTGCTGGGGCCGGCGAAGCTGCGCGATTATGCCAGTCTTAAGCAAATACGTGATGCACTGGGCGACAGCGGCGGGCCAAAGGGGCGTAGCGTGCTGCGCGGCGTCTTCCAGGCAGCAACCCTGGGTGCCATCCACGACGCGATTAAACCCTACGTCCCGTCGGTAAGCTTGCACCGTGCTGCGCTGGAGGCGGTGACCCACGCCAGCGAAGCCGAGCGCACCCGCCCGGTCACGACGCACGGCGCCAACGGTCAGCCTATCGTTGAGCCGCACATCGACAAGACAATGCGGCTGGTTAATGAGCTAAAGCGTGGACCCGACGGCGATAAGGTTCAGCCTTTGATGACCGAGGCGACTTTGGCCGAGGTCTCGCTGACCGATCCGACAAAGAACACCCACATGGTGACGCCGGAGCAGCAGGCGGTTGTGGCTCGGTTGCAGTATGAGTTCGATGCGCTTGATCCACGAGCGCAGCAGACTTACCGTGAGGTTAACGAACTCTATAACGACCGTGACCGGGTGGCGCGCGAGGCGCGGGTACGCCAGTACACCGAGGCGGCGTTGCCCGACCTGACCACGGCGCAGCACAACGACGTCGTGCGGCATATGAGCACCCTCGGCGGTATCGAGGACATCGTTAACAACACCGATCAGTCGGCGTTGGCTGGGCGTCTCGGCGCTCGCTGGGCTAACAGCAAGGACTTGGTCACGCTGCTAGCGGAAACTGAGCGTGGCGGGTTTGTCCGGGGAGATTACTTCCCGGCCAACCGTTACGGCGAGTACGTGGTGTCCGCCGGTACGCCAAACACGCCGAACTATATCGTGCGGATGTTTGAGAAACCCTCGGAAGCTAAAGACTTCAAAGCATACCTGGAAGCAGGCGAAGCTGCCGACCCGTCGCGTAACATCCCGGCCCGCGCTGGCCGGAGTGACGTGTCGCAGGTGTTTACCAAATCTAAGCAAGGGTTTACCGCCGGGATGCGTCTCGACCAAGCGCTCGGTACGCTCGACCGGGCGATGGAGCGCAGCGGTCTTAGCGAAGATGCGCAGCGGGTATTACGCGACCTCTATTCCGGCCAATTGATCCAGCAGGGTACCCGCATGTCGACGCGTACCATGCGCCGCGAGGGGATTGCCGGTGCCTCTATCGAGCAGGCACGCAACTTGATGGTAGATTTCCTCGGGCACTCGTCGCGTGTCGGTCATCTAAAGCACCAGGGCGAAGTCCTGCGGTCGCAGTTTCAGATGGAAAAAGAACGCGACATGCTGCACCGCGCCGGGCATGGCACGCCCACCGGCGTCGATGCTCAGGGGAATCCGATTTACGCTCCATCGCCGCAAGCCAGCCGTGCCGCTGTCACGCTGGCACAGCTTGGCACCGAGGAACTGCGCACCCGCTTGGCGCCGGTCGATGGCGATATCACGTCGGATTTGATGGGGCGTGGCACGCGTGGGCTGACCACGCTGACGGTAGCGGATGCCCTGATCCGGCCGGCGCATTTGGTCATGCAACTCGCCGGCACGCACGCTGCTGCGATGAGCCTTATCGCCGGCAGGCATGGCATCAGTTCGGTGTTTGGCCTAACTAGAGCTTATGCTCAACTAGCCAGCCCAGCATTACGCGGGGCTGGGACCAACGCCATGGCGGCGTATCACCGCGAACTTAAAGCTGCTAACTGGGATTTGGCTAAGCTTTATCGTGAGCGGTTGTACCGGGCCGACGATATTTCAAATCAGCATGTCGATCTACTGATCGACGAGTTGAACCGGTCTAACCTGATCAACCAAACTAAAATCCGTGAAATGCAGCGGATGGCTGGCCCGGATGGTTGGCTCGGTGCCAACGGTCCCATTAATTTTATCGGCCGCACGCTGGATATCTTTGGTGCTGGCGAGCACGCGCTCGACAGCATGATGCGCACCGCGACCGCCAAGGCGGCCTTTGTCGCGGAACTGAGGAAGAACGGCGGCGATGTCACAGGGGCTATCGAGTACGCCAAGCAGACCGCGCGCAACGCTCTACCGGACTATAACCACTACAACAAGTCTCGCCTCGCCTCGGCGCAGAGTTCGCTCGGTAAGTACGGCGCGCCGTTGATTACCCAGTTTAAGCAGTTTGGTCTGCACATGTACGGGGTGCAGGGTAATCTGATCGCCGAAGGTATTCGCAATGCGAAGGGGACCGAGGCGCGTCGCGAGGCGTGGAAGTCCTTAGCCTACCTCCAAGGCAGCCACGCGCTGATGTATGGCGGTATCGGCGCCAGCATCTTCGGGTCATTGCCGGCGATGGTTGGTTTCGGCCTCTACGATTACCTGCCAGAATGGCTTGGTGGCGAGGGCGCCGACCGGCCGCACACCAATAAGGAAATGCAAACGCGTGCCCGCACCTGGGTTCGCGACATAAGCGGCAGCAAGACCCTAGCCGACGTGTTCGACCGGGGGCTGCCGATGACCCTGGGCGTCGACGTGCACCGGTCGCTCAAGTTTACCAACCTGCTCGGTATCCCGGAACTGCAGACGTTCGATGCTAAGGGGTACGGCGAGTTTATGCTTGAGCTGATGACTGGTGCAGCCGGTGGTACGGCGACGGACCTAGCCGAAGCTGCAAGTAAAGTCCGCAAAGGCGACATCCGGGTGGAGACCATCGCTAAACTGATGCCGCGCGTTATCGAGGACCCGCTGACCGCGTACCAGTGGAGTCAGCACGGTCTGAAGACCGGCAAGGGCGACCGTACCATTGTGCCGGCGGAGAAGTTTACGACTGGCGACATTGTCGCTAAGGGGCTTGGGTTTATCCCGTCGAGATCGAGCGATGCGCGCGAAGCTCGCGCGATGATCAACCTCGACCAGAAGGTGGTCGAGGATACCCATAAGAACATCCTCGACCGGCTGGTGCGGGCCAAAGGTAATGAGCGTTCGTCGATCTTCGCTGAGATCACCCGCTACAACATAGCGGCACGGCCGGAGGACCGGATCACCGGCCAGCAAATCCAGAGCCGGCTGCGGGATCAGGCCAGGGTTAACGCCCAGCCGCAACTCTATGGGATGGATGTGCCCAAGCGTGACACGCGGGCGGCTATCGAGATGACGCGAGCTTACCGATGAGAGGTCTTACTTCCGGAGTAACCCCGCCGGATGTCGACCTGTTCGATATGGACGAGCAGGATCACGCACGGAACCAAGCCTACTGCCGCGAGCTGGAGGCGCAGATGCTGGCGGCTGAGCTGGACCCCCGGAATTTCTTCCGCCTTAAAGGCAAGCGGGACTATAATATCGGGCATGGCACGTCATCAATCCCGCCGGTACGATCCGGAGGAGTTAGAGCACTTCGCTAAATATGTCGAGCACCGTGCTGCTTGTCGGCCACGCCGGTGTAAGAGTAGCGGCATCTGCTGGGTCACCGACGGACCGCCGTCTATCTCAGCGAGGGGATTCTGTGTCGGCTGCCGAGAGAAACCATTAGCCTATGGCGTCACGGAGGATCGGGTTTATGGCCCCCCCTAAGATTGACCGGCTGATCGCCTGCGGGTCGATCCGCTGCGCCGGGTACCGGGGTAGTAATATAGAGTTGGCTATCTGGGTGTTCACCCTCGCCGCATCCATGCTAGCGCTGGTTTACTGGGGAACGTGATGGGCGCTTTAGTTATTGGGCTTCTGTGGGTACTACTGGCAGTAGTACTAATCGCCGGAGTATTCCTAGCCGTTCTCTGGGTATTGCGCTATATCGGCCTACCAGTACCACCCCAGGTCGATAAGTTCGGGCTGTTGATTATTGCCTTATTGGCGTTGATCTGGTTGGTAACGTTGATACTGGGTGGTGGCGCACCGTTCCACGGGCTATCAATAAAATGACCCCGTTGCCACAGTCTGTTCGAGCAGGAGATTAGGCATGGAGCCGACGGTATTCCCTGGCCGTCTCATTGTCGCCGACGAAGGCACTGGAGAGTATGTCCACCTCGACATGTATCGGTTTAATCAGATGGAGCGGCTGCGGATTAGCGTAACCCGAGATACGTTACGCCTATACGCGCAGAAGCTCTTAGAGGCGGCGAACCGTGATTTGCCCAACGTGTAACGGCCGAGGTCGCATGACGATCACCGAGGAGACCTGTTGGACTTGCGGTGGGTACGGCATCGCGCATTGCTGCGAAGGCGAACGCCCCGGCAATGTTAAGGAGCGGCTACACCCTATATGCGAGGTGCCCGATGACCGTCGAAAACTTCCGACCCAAGGAAAAATCAAAACCTAAAGTCTGGCAGTGTGACTGTGGCTGCGAGAATTTCTGGCTTTATGAAGACGGCCAGATTGAGTGCGCTGAATGCAATACGTTTCACCATAGCCAGACTGGCAACTGGAAGATCGTCGATCTGACTGCACCGCTCAGATACCGAGTGCGGCAGCCTGACGGGTCATACATCGAGGAGGATGCCGATGCCTTCCTCATCACGTAAGCAAGCACGCACGATGGCGGCGGCAGCGCACTCGCCTAAGTTCGCTAAGAAGGTCGGCATCCCGCAGTCCGTTGCGAAGGACTTCAACCGCGCCGACATGAAAGCTACTCGGCGGCCGGCGGGAAAGGGACGACGTTAGTCGCTGCCTGCGGGGCTGGCGTGCCCCAGTCGAGGTGGTGCTTCAGCTCCGGCGCGGTCAGCATCAGCTTGCGGTAATAGACCTTAGCGCCGGACGACCACTCAGTGCCGATACCCAGCACCATCTGCACCTTTTTAATCGCCCACAGCTTATCCATCATACTGAACATGGCGGTGTGCGACTGGCCGTTACGCTGGCACCATTGCTTAAAGGCGTTCTGGTCGAACCGCATCTCCTGTTCGTCGAGCCCGATATGGATGAGGGCACGGGCGCACTTGAACGACGGCGCCTTGATAACTTTGATGCGGTCGTCGATCAGCCGGCCTGATGGCCGCCCGGCTTTGACAAAACTCTGAGTGACCAATAGGTCTTCGGTGTTATCGGCGACAAACTTCTCGAACTTGGTTCCCAGCAGCTTGCCATCGTCCGACGGGTTCTCAATCTGGCGGTCGTCGCGGATCGTGCGTAGCTTGGATTTGAGGAAGGCGTACACCGCCTGCCAGTCCAGTGTGACGAGCCCGATCTTGTTAGCGATCCAGGCGCCCGCCGTGATCCCGACGATAGTTGCGACGTGGAACCGCTCCTCCGGCCGAATGTCCTTGATGTCGTTGTAAAGCATCGTGCGGATCGTCTTGATCACCGACTGCACCGTGTCGAGGTTTGACGTGATCCACTTGGCGTAGAGCCGGCCGGCTATCCCATGATTGTGCTCGGCCAACTGAACGATGGAGACCGCCTCCTGGTCAGCCTCGCCCACCGGCTCAACCTCGTACTCGAACATGCGGAGCGCGCCGGCGTTGGTGTGCGCCCGGTCCTGCTCGATCATCTCGGCGTTGGGTTTGTTGGAACTGAGTATCAGTAGCGTGCGCCAGTAGCCGACCGACCGCTGCTCCATCCGCTGATCTAAGCGCGCCCGCCCCCTGCCTTGGGTGATGTTAAAAAACATCTCCACCATCACGGCGGCTTGTTCTTTCGATGCCGTGTGTATTTCGTCCCAGAACACCGGCATGATCTTGGTCTCGCCGAGCGACTGCTGCACCGAGTTGGTGGTGTCCTTGATGGCGCTCATCCCGGTGATGGGGTTGCACCACACCGCTGTCGCTACCCGAAATGTCGAGGTTTTGCGGGCACCGGAAAGCTGCGACCAAACAGAGAGAATGCCTGACTCGCCGATCATCTCCATCAGCGGCGCGGCGAACGATGCACCTACCAAGGTATGCAGTTCCGGCTTGTCGCCGATCACGTACTCAGTGGCTTGACGCCAGAGCTTGATATCCCCCTTGGGCTGATAGTTGTCCCGAATCCTGCCGTCGCCCGGCTGGGCGATCCCCTCGGTGCCATCGACTCGGTAGAAGGTGCCGGCGACCGACAACCCCAGGTACCCGCCATGCTCATTGTGTACCCAGCCAAACGACGGCGGCGCATCCTGGGCCATGAGGGCTTCTCTGAGTTTTAGTATCCAGGCCATAATGAAATCCGCGAAGTGAACAGCGTTGAAACGGTTAAGCGGTACCCCCTGCGGTGTGAACAAAGGCCGTACCCTGTCCGCCGCACCCAGGATTTTGCTCTCGTCTATGCGGACCGGCGAAACCTTATTAGCAAACGCATAGTTAAATGCGAACTGATAGCCGGTACCGGGAACAAGCAACAGCTGTGGGTCGGATACGTTGCCTTTGATTAAAGGCACGTATTCCCCGTCGTCGTTTCGATAGAGCTGATAGGCGTCCTGCCTATAACCGACCGGCAGATCGGCCCAGCCCAGCGTGTACGGCCCCTTTATCTTGCCCCGGTACTGACAATTGTCGCACACACCGGGGCGGGCTATGTCGAGGCTCTCGCACGACGGCGCACCGAAATTTTGCTTGGACTTGTGTTCCTGCTCGGTCTGGTCGAACTTGGCGTCGGTATCATCCTCGCTATACTTCGGATGCTTGTTACCGATAGCGTGCGCCGACTTGCGGTCGTCGCAGAAATAGGTGAGGTTGATCAGCAGGTGCCACAGCGGGCGCAGATCGTGCTCGCCCGCCTCATCCAGGCTCTTGCGAACTTGGAGGCAATGATCGGCGATCGTTGCAAAGTCCGCTGGCGGCGGCTTTGAAAGGTTTGCCTTAGCGGCGTCGAGGGATTTGGTGCTTACCCGACGGTTTGGCGGCGGCCCCAGCGACGGGCTTACTCCGGGAGTAAACAGCTTTAGGAAGTCTGCTGTAACAAAGTCAGGTACCGTGCGGATAATCTTAGGGGTTATCTCGCCTGTCGGGACTGGCGACCCCGGCACCTTATGGTTAAAGGTCTCGGGCGGGCGCAGCACCCGTGCGCTGTCGGCCGAGATGCCGATGTCGCCGCGCGCCCCTAGTGCCTTAAGTAATCCCCGGAATGCCTTGGCGTGGACTGTCCACTCGGCCGCCGGCACGGCGCTGTCGAGCACCCAGTAGAGGTGGACCCCGTACCCCGACGACACCCACAGATTGGGTAAGGGGAGGTCGTCCTTAATGTCGACCAGCCACTTAGCCAACTCCTGGGCGCTGGCCCACACCGTCTCCGGCGCTTTGCCGTCGCCGGGCCGTGAGATGTCCGCGTCGTACCAGAAGCAGCGCAGCGCCTCGGCGTTGGACTGCTTGCGGCTACCGCCGGTTTTGAAGCTCGCGACCGCGTGCCACACGTCGGCCTCGTTGGCCATGTGGCGCAGCCAGTCGACCGCTTGTCTGAGGTCGGTCTGCGGGAAGAAGCGGTGGTGGAGACCTGTCGTCACCCCCAGGCGCTTATACGCGAACGCATAAAATGCGCCTGGGGCAACGACGCGCGACAAGAAGTCGAACGCGTCCATACGTATTATCCCTTAGAGGGACTTGGCACCCCCAAGCAGGCTGTCGAGCGCCGACTCCATGTCGGCCTCGATCTGCAGAGCCGCCGGCTGGGTCTTGCCGTTACCCTCCTTGCGCGGGCGGCCGCGCGGGCGCGGTGCCGGCGCTTTCACTTCGGCGGCAAACGGGTTAATCGCTGCCGAGCGGGTCTCCTTATCCTCCTCCTCGTCTTCTTCCTCGACTACCTCCTCGTCGTCTTCTTCCTCCACTGGCTGCGGTGGCTCGCGGTGGGGCACTGGCGTCGGCTGCGGGTTGTCAGATACCTGCACTTCCTCGACAGCAGCAGTCCCCAGCATCCGCTCGATCAACGGGTGGGCACACATGCCGCCGTCGCCGTGCTCGCCGGTTGTCAGCAACTGCTGGTCGTCGTCGAGCCAGTCCAGCGTTTCGAACGTCAGGCGCGGGTAAGCCACGTTCTCGTCAAACCCAATGCGGGTGGCGACGGTCTCGAAGCTAGCCCCCTTGCTAGCCAGGAAGTCCGAATAGTTGGACAGGTTGGTCAGCGACATCGGCGGGATGCGAAGCAGCATCGGCCCGCCCATCAGCTCGTTCTCGATATTGGCCAATGGTACAACCGCCAGACGCCGTGTCTCTTGGCACGCCTTGGCGCGCTTCCCAGCGTCGGTGACGCGCGAGCCCCACTGCGAGTGCTTGCAGGTGCCGCACACCGGGTTCTGCCGTTGCGGCACGTTGGTGTCCGGCTTCACCCCGTCGGTCGAGAAACACGCCGGCCCCTCGCTAGCCCCCTCGACATAGGCGTCGGGGAAGTACTGCCGCGAGATATTAGGGGATACCCCAACGATCACCGTGTCGATAAAAGTCGCGGCGCGGCCGCGATCATCGCGTACGATGTGCTCCTCGGTGCGGTACTTGATGCGGAAGTTGCGCCCCTTGTAGGTTACAACGGCAAAGGACGGTGCCAGCCCGGCCCGCGCGTTGTTGAGAAGGCCGGAGCCCTGCCGGTAGCGCGCCAGCGATGATGGCCGGCCGCGATCCAGAGACGTTAACGAATTTGCCATGATTTCTCCGATATTATAGGGTTGGTGGTGAGTGTATGCCTAGGACGTACGCACCCGCAACACCGTCGCTTGGGTAATCTCGACGCCGGGGATTGGGCTCTTCGTATCGGTGACGATTTCGACGGCTGCGGTCTTCGAGACCCGTGCCTCAAGCAGGTCCCAGAGTTTGTTCTTGCGGATATAACCGAGGGTGGCGGCCCAATCCTTTACCGACACGCTAGTAACGGTGGACTTGAACGCAGTGCCATCTGGACACTTCGTCGAGTCTAGCCCGTTTTTATTGAGGTGGTCAAGTAGTGCGGTCTCTAACTGGAACTTCATGTCCAGGTATGGAGCGAGTTCTTCTTTGTGCTTGTCTTCGATCTGCTTGATGCGTGAGCGCAGATACAGGTAACGCTCGGTCATCTTTGCCGGGGTCATTCGAGGTGTCCTTTTTTAGGAGCAGCACAATAGCCATGCCGAACCCGAGGGCGGCCATCCAGGCGCCGGTCGGCGGAGTGAAGGTGAACGACCCGAGGGTGAACCCGAGTGCAATGAGATTGAGGGCGCAGTTCATCGCTGCCACGTCTCAAGGATGAACAGCAGCATGACGCCGCAGCCGATGCCGAGGCTAAACCAGAAGAAAGCGCAGGGGTCCACTGTTCCTCCGAGAAAAAAGGCGGCGCGCCTAGGGGACTATGAGGTGCGCCGCTTAAGGGTACTCGGATGGAACCCGGTTCCAGAGGAACCGCTACCACCTGTATACGTAAGCGACGCGCCCGATGCCGTCAAGCTGCGTCTTGGTTGTGGAACAACGAGAGCAGTAGTCCTTGAAATGATTTGCGATCTTGCAGTCGCATATACACGGCGCGTTCTACCGACGTGCCGACAAGGTGCGCAATCAATGTTTTCGACGTCTGTCCTGGCCTAACGATCCGGGCATTAGCCTGTTCGTACGTTTCAAATGAATTAGTCGGCGAATACCATATTATAGTGTTGGCGGCAGTCAAGGTTAATCCGTGTGCCATGCAGCCGGGGTGTGCAACAATCCCACGTGGAGAATCTTGCTCCTGAAAGCCCCGGAAAATCTTGTTACGCAGCCCGACCGGGGTGCCGCCGTGCACCACGGCGATGTCCTCGCGGGCAGCAATCAGGTGCTCGGCTACCCCCTCCAGCGCGTGCACGAAGGGGACAAAGACGATGAACTTCCTGCTAGTGCTTTCTACGATAGACAATAAAGCGTCGAGCCGGGGCTGCACCGGCAGCCGGATCACCCCCTTATCGTCGGTGTAGATAAATCCGCAAGCTACCTGCAATAGCTTTGACTGCAGAATGCCCTCGTTGGCGGCGGTGATCGTCTCACCATTATCCGTCATCATCCGCAATTTATCGAGCATTAACTTATAGGCTTTGGCAGCCAAAGGCTCGAGCGGCACGTCGAATCGTCGGTACGTGGTCCTGGGCAGCTCGGTCACGTCGTTCAGAGAAAACCTGACCGACGGCTGCATTTGATTATGGATGATTTCTTTCGCACCGGGTTTGCGCACCCAGCGGAACTGGGTGATTTGTAACATAGTCGCGTCCCTGAATCGGGTGAACGTCCTCGTCGTGTTACCCGGGGTTAGCAATTTAATCTGTGCCCACGCATCGGTCGGCGCTTTGGGGGTAGGCGAGCCAGTTAATCCCCACACATATGCAGGATTACTCCCGGAGTAAATTATTTGCTGGGCTGCGCGCCACCACCGCGTCCGCGAATTACGCAGCACCGCGAGTTCGTCGATCACAAAAATCGAAAACGGTTTGGCGAGCAGCGCGTCGGTGATCAACGCGAGTCCGTGATGATTTATAATATACCAGTCGGCTTCGCTGGCTAACCTGTCCAGCCGGTCCTGCTTGGACCCGTGCAGCACCTGCACGCGGGCACGGGGATCGAGCTTAAATATTTCGCTCTCCCAGACAGGCGACAATGTGGATAGCGGCGCGCTGACCAACACCGGCCCCTGCAACCCGAGAACCCGCCGCAAATAGTCAGCCGCCCAGATAACACTGCGGGTTTTGCCGGTGCCGAACTCGTTAAGGACGTAGGCGCGGGCGGATTTTGTCAGTAAGGCTGTCGTAGTTTTCTGAATGTCCCAAGGTTTCTTGCCGAGCCAGTCGTAGCTCATGTCGTCCCCTCACAGTTGTCGCCAACCAGTTGTTGAGCACCGCGAGGCTGTCGTCGTCGCTAACCACGAACACGACCGCGCCGCTTTCCTCGATACGTTCTATTATACCCTCTTGCCGGGGTGTCGGCTTGCCGCCCGGCCGTTTGGCCTCGACCGCAAATCCGTGACCATAAATAAATCCGAGGTAGTCAAGACTCGACTCGCCGTAGCCGCCGGGCACCGGCATGTAGACATAAATCCCGTGATCCCGGTACCGGTTAAACACCGCACGAATTTTGCGCTTGATTGACCTTTCGATCATCGTTGGAATGTCGTACGATAATTTATGCGGTACTGCCCGTCCTCTAGTTCGAGGCTGTCCCATAGCCGCGCGGCAAGCCTGTCCTCGTCTACTGGGATCGAGCACATATGCCCGATAAACCAGTCCGGGATTTTGCAGTCGACGAACTCACCCCGGTCCAGCGTCACATCGAGCAGGCCGCTGGAGTACTGCTCACCGTTTTTGTCATAAACGATGATTTCGGTGCGCAGGTAATACGGGTCGGCTACGATCACTACGTCGAGCCGGCCACGCAGTTGACGAGGGATTTGGTCGTATACCCGGTCGACGAGGCGGCTCATTCGATATCCTTGAGATTGGTCTGGTACGCGTTGTCATCCCACTGTCGCGACAGCGTGTGCGGCCCGTCGCCTGCTATATAAACCGCGCGCTGCCGGCACAGCTGCGCGTAGTTCATATCACCAGCGGCTACCGGTCCCCCAATGGGGGCAACTTTGTACCTGACAATACTTAACGCATAATCCGCTCGGTCGAGGGGGGTACTCGTTTGCTGCTGTTGCATCTTCCAGCCTCCGTACCCGTGGGAGTATGTCGCGCCAGATGCCCTGCAACCCGTCGCGGTGAAAGGTCTTAGACACCAGCTTGTCGTTGTTGGCAAAGAGGAACGCGGCTTTGACTTCTTCGATTGCCGGAGCGTAGTGCATGATAGTGGCCGACATTAGCGCGAGCTGAGTGTCGTCGTCGGTCACCTTACCCGACTTATAGTCCACTATCACTGCCGATTTTGGCCTGATTTTACAAAAGTCAATGATGGTGCGGAACCACACGTTGGCGGAGAAGAACCCGGTCGGTTTAAACTTGTCGGTCAGCGCCAGCTTCTGCTCGGCCATCGTGTCGCCCGGCGACTCGATTAGCTTTATCATCAAGGGTTCGTGGTGGGCATACGGCAAGGGTAGTTGTTTACCGTCGCGCACCCGCTCCTCGAACGCCTTGTGCAATGCACTGCCTTCGCGCAAATGCGGCGAGTCGGCCTCCTGCACGTCCTTTATTACGTCATAGTGGTAGTACCTTTTAGGGCACGTAGAAAATGCTTGGAGCTTTGAGAACGACCACGCGAAAGCCATGTGTCACCCCGTGATGTGCTTCACTGCCCACATGACCGCTTCCTCGATCTTCGTCTTCGCCAAAGACATTTCGCGGCTGTTGCCGATATGGGTGCAGAGTTCATAAAACTCTACGCCCTGGTCTTTAACCGCCTTCATCATGTCTTTTTCGTCTTCAGTAAGAACGCGGTACTCGTGGCGCATCACGTTGTTCGCGACGCGCTCGTCTGACGTGCTGTCCATTATACTACCTGAATGTTGAGGTCAGTGAGAGTAAGACCGGTCGGCATATCGTCGCGCTGCGCCGGCTCAAGGGGCCATAGCTCCAGGCGAATGTCACTTAAGTCAGTCCTTTTTGTCGCGGCTCGATTGCGCCGTAGCCTGTTGCGCCGGCGGTGGCGCAGGCAAGGGAGCAGGTGATCCCAGAATCATACCGCGACCGGTGAACTTGGTCGTCGTCCCCCCTGCGTCGGCGGGGATGCCAGCGAGTTTTGTGCTCATCACCTACTCCCTCTTGCCGTAGTCGCGGCGGGATGCGCCGGTCTGCCGCGCCGGCTCCTCCTCTTTCTTTGCCTCCTCTTTCGCCGGCTCTGCCGAAGCTGCGGCAGCGGCCGCGCCAGGGATCGCTACCGCGTTGGACGGCGGTGCAGCGGTCGCCCCACCGGCATTAGTCGCCGTCACGATGCAGCTGACGCTGGTGCCGGCGTCGCCCGCCACCACGACATAGGTATTACCAGTGGCGGTACCGCCGCCGCTCCAGGCGTAGGCGTACTCGGTCGGCTCGTTGAGCCAGTTGCCCATCGTACAGGTCAGGGTGCCGTCAACTGCGGCGGTGCCCATGACCAGCGGCACATCGGTGATAACCGGCGCAGCCGGGGTAGTCGAGCCCGAGTAGGCCACCTCTGTCACGTTCGACCCCACCGGCTTGTCACCCGCCGGGGCCATCTGGGTCAGCAGCGCGCGGGCGTGGTACACGTCCAACGCGTTGTGAATCCAGCGGTTGATCTGCGCCGCCCCGTCGGGGTTAGCCAAGTGGGCCGACCACAAGGTCAGATAGCCTGACCTTGAGTTGTCGTAGAGGAACTGGACGAACTCGGCGGGCGCCGGCTGCGTCAGGTCGAGCCCGGCGGCGTCGAGATCAAGCAAGGTCATCGGCTGCGGGGGATAGCTGTACGCGCCGACATTGAACGGGGTGCCTTGTGCTACTGCCATCTCAGGTCTCCTGTTAGATACGCTTGATCCGCGACAGGCCGCGATCCTGCAACCAGCGATCCTGCCATTCGCGCTTGCCCCGGAACCATTTCACGTTCATGTCGGCCAGCCAATCCCGGCGGAGGTCATATTCCGATTTCACAGGTCGAGGCTGTGCATTTGTTGGATTTGAGGCATTGATTTCGCTGGTGTTTTTTTCTCCCGACGAATCGTCGGATTGGCTCTCGTGGTAGGCGCGCGCCTGTTCCCGGTGAAGCGCCTCAACTATTATCCCTCCGCTCTGCTGCCGTCAGGTTGCGGCCCCATCCGCCGTCGCTGTCTAAGGGCAGACCCTGCGCCCATACCGGGACAAAAGCAAACTGCCGAGTTAGCTCCGCATCGACCGCCTCGGCCTCGCTGCGAGGCACGCAGTAGTCCAGGCTATCATGGCAAGTTAGAAAGGGCATGTAACCAGTCGTCGCGCGCATACGGACAGCGACATCGGTAATTATAATCCTTGCTAAAGCCTGAGCCAGATTTTCGCAGGCTTTTGCTCCATAGATATGTACTGGATCGTGGCGGTTCGGATCAGTATACATCATCTGCGCATCGGCTTGGTCTTGACGCAAATGAGGATAGCATATTTTCAACCCGTTCGGCAGGACAAAGCTGTCGTAATCCAGGCGGACCGGGATATGTCTGTAATCCACTCCATAAGGCATCCGCTCATACCGCACTCGCCGGGATAATTTAACAACCTGTTTTAACAGGTAGCTCAAATACTGCCACAACGCCGGGATTTCGGCGTAGACCGCACGGTAATTGGCGACGATCACCTCGGCAGTCTCGATGTCCACCTTAAAGCTGATGCCGCCGTTGCCGATAAATAACATCTTCTGAAACTTCGCAGCGCCGCAGCCATAGCCAAGGCCAAGAATTGCTGTCTTGCCGACAAATCTTGAAAGTTTATCTGCCGGCGTCACCTCGCGGTCGTATACAATCGACGCGAACTCACAGTAGACGTCGCGTTTCTCACGGAAAGCATCCAACAGGACATTGCATTTTGCCAACCACGCTGTCATCCGAGCTTCGATCTGCGAAGCGTCACGGTGGACGATTCGCCAACCGGGCGGGGCTTCTATGGCCGTTCGCAATAGGCTGCCTCTTGGCAGGTTTTGCCAGTTAGCGCCGCCATCCCCCGATAGCCGGTGAGTGCGAGCCCCGCTGTACTTCAGCGGGATAGGTGCCCAGCCGGTGCCGACCCGCCATCCTGTCTCGGCGAGGCGCAGCATGTTGCGCGAACGGGTTTCCTCCAGCGTGGATTTCTCGGATACCCGAGCCGCCAGGAGTAGCTGGACAAAGGGCGGGAGGGTATCGTCGGCACATAACTCCTTAAAGCCCCAATCCCCCTTGGCGAGTGCTGGTATCTGGTTGCCGGTGGCGGGCGACTCCTTCATCGGCACCTCGACACCGTGACTCTCTAACAGTGCGGCGAATTTGGGCTGCGAAGAAAATACCTCCGGCGGTATCTCACTGACCCGAGCCAAGGCGTCGGCTTTATCGGCCAGAACCCGGTCGTAGTTCTGGCGTAAGACCGCCGCATTGAGGCGGACCTGTGGCGTGATAAACATGCGGGCGACCATGTCGATCAGCATCAGCTCGCTCGCCGGAAAGCGAGACCGCATCTTCCAGAAGATGGCGTGACACAAGTCGGTGTCGCGGGCGCAGTATTTTTTGTAGAGGTCAAGCTCGGTATCGGTGAAGTCAGCGAGGCGCTTGCCTTTGGCTTTGAGGACTTCGTCGCCCTTGGCCGGCAACCCGAGGTACTCGGCGACCTTGGCGAGACTGGAGCGGCCGATTACCCAATGTGTTGTGGCTCGAGCGAAAGACAAAGTACAGGCGTACATCTTAGGGATGTAGCCGAAGTGCCACGCTAAAATACTGCAGTCAAATCTGGCATTGTGCGCAAGCACTACCGAAGTAGACCAATCAATCTCGGCAAAACGGCGAGCGACGTCTTGATAACCGACGAATACCTCTGTCGGCGCGTTGTCAATTTTCACTGAGCACATCAAGCATTCAAAACGAGGATCTTTTATGTACGAAACTTCATCCATCTTACTTAAACTATAATCTTGACTATAAAAAGTTTCCATGTCGATAGTTACGAGGCCCATGCTTTCCCCCGTACTGGCATGTGGACATCCGGGCAAAAAAATACCGCTGATTACTCCGGGAGTAATCAGCGGCAAAGGTACCCTATAATCTTATATTACGTCAACCCTGCAACGACCAGCCAGATAAGCAGCGCAACGCCGAGCGTCGCGCCTACCCGAATGATCCAGATCAGAACGGCGCCCCGCCGATGATCTCCCACGAAGCCAGCTTGGCGGTGAGCTTGCGCGGCTCGTCCCACACCTGGCGCTCCTGCGTGGGCTCGTCGCTTAGCGACACGCAGGATAAGAGGGTCTCGTCGCATAACTGCATCCGCTTCTCGTTAATCGCCCGGTACTCCGCCTCCGGCCCATATGCCGGCCAACCCCAACGCTGCAGGTTGCGCGGCACCCCGTTGCCGTGGCGCTCCCACATGTCGCCACCCCGGTAGTGGCTATTGGTGACACGTGGAAACACTATCTTGAGGCCCGGCCAGCGCGCCATGATGTGGTACATCGTCAGCTTGGGCGCGTGCCGGAAGAATGACACCACCGTGGTGTTGACCAGGGTGGCGAGGCGGCGCTCGTAAACCGCCTTCTCGGTCCATGCCTTGAGGCGTCCCATCGTCTCGTCGTCGATCCCCTGCCGGTTAAAATAGATAGGGTTACTCGCGACGTACCCATCCTGGAGCTGCCGGTTAAAGGCGTACTGGATGCGTTCCGGCAAGCTAACGTAGGTGATCGAGCGCCGGCCCAATCCTTGGTCCGGCCCCAGCTCATAACAAATGTGGCCGGTCTCCTGTAAGGAGTCGTAGCCGAGCGCGATGAACTCCTGAAGACGCGGCGGGGTAGTTATCGCGACTACCTGTTCGAAAGTTAGCGGGTACTCGGCCTCGAACATCGTGGCGCGGCGGTTGGTCAAGTGGTTGACCACCTGTTGCAGCCGGAAGACGTGATCCTCCGAAGGCGACCAATTCGGCATTGTAATAACTCCATCCGAGAATTAATCCTGATTATTTGGAACTCACGCCTTCTTTGTTACGTACCGACGCGAATGCGAACTGTCTCTCCCCATGGCGCCGTTTGATCTGTCGACATGCACCATACGCACGGGAAATCCGGCTTCGGCCCGTATCCACCGAAGCCATCGGTCAAGTACACACAAGTCTCCGGCACCACGCCGTTCTCGGCCATCCACGCGAAGGGGGGCCGGAAGTCCGTGCCTCCGCGCCCCGGCGCGGGCTGGCGCATCAGCCCGTAGACCTCATCGAGTGAATACACCCACTCGGTTTTCTGAACCACCGCGTCGCACCATCCCACCAGCAGGCGCTTGGGCTTCACATCCTGCATGATGCCGCCGACCTCGCTGAAAAAGGCGTTGTACTCAGGGTCCCCGACACTGCCGGAACAGTCGATCCATACCGCGACGAGGTCCGCCCCGTGACCGCGTTTCCCCGGCAAATAGACCACCGGGTTCATCACGATCCGCCGCCGGTTGGGGGTAGCCCAGTTCTCACGAAACCGACCGATTTCGCCGGTGATCAGCATGCGGATTTTGTCTTTCCAAGGCACCTGCGGCTCGAGGATTTCATCAACCAGTCGCTGGAAAGTGCCTGGCATTTTGCCGACAGCCTTGGCTGCCTGCGCCGCACGTGCGACGGCTTCTTTAAAGGCGATGTCGCTGATCTCGTCGGACTCGCCGGTGGTTGGGTTGACCATCGGCGGCATCACGTCGTCGAAGCGGCCGCCCGCTGCCTTGGAGGTTTTGTCAGGCTGCGAGCCGCGACCGTACGTGGGTCCGGGGAGACCGCCCCTACTGTTTACTCCCGGAGTACGATCAGGACCGAGTGGCGGCGGTTGCTGCGCCGCTTGCCACATCTTCTTGTAGACCTCGACGATGTTGTCGGTCCCCTTGATTTCCGGATCATACAACCACTCGGGGTTGCACAACCCGATCCGGAGCGAGATCAGGTCAGCGTTGATGACATAATCCTCGGCCCGGTTCATCAGATCGTGGTCGTAGGGGGTGCCCTCGACGTGCTTATCCCGGAGGTAGATTTTGGTCTTCTGGCAGTGCTGCCAGATCACGTGGTACATCTCATGGGCTAGAACGAAACACCGCTCCGGCGGGCGCAGCGCCTCGAACCACGGCGGGTTGTAGTACAAGCGTTTGCTGTCGGTCGCCGCCGTCGGGAAATCGAGCGTCGGCCACTCGACTATCTTGTCATAGTAGAAATAACAGAAGAATGGACAGACCCGCATAAACATAACGCGGGCTTCGATCATCGCCTGATCTTGCGCAGGCGTCGTAAGAACGCGAGATGGTAGCATCCGAGTACCTTTCTATTTGTAATCGTGTGCAGCGGTCTCAATACCGTGCCTAAAATCGTCTGTCCCCGCGCTGCGGCGGGCCTCGTCGCGCTCCTGGGTGAGGCGATCTATCACTGCAAGAAGTTCACGCTCGCGGTAAGTCGATGTCGGCGCGTATCTCGGCCAGCCGCTCGGCGTCGGGGTCAGTCATTGATCGATTCCTCGGGGCCAGATGATGCTGAGCAGGAGCGCGATTTCGACGGCGGCGCATCCAAGAGCGATGTATCGCTGCCATGCCTTTTGAAGGATCGCCGCTCCCACCAGTGCGAGGCATAGCATCGCAGCGCACGGTATTGCCGCGCTCACCGCCCCGGCTCCTCGCGGCGGGCTGCGGTTATGTGCTTCTCGATAGACTCTGCAACTTGTTCCCTAGCGCCTACTGAAGTGAACAGCGACGCATGTTGATTAGTTATCGAGAGTGCGCGTAATCGTGGCGTGAGGCCGGGTTCCCGCGCCCGCTCCACGTCGTCGGTGGTGGGTTGGGCGTCTTCGGCTACCCAAGGTGAAGGCCAGCCCAGCGTGCGGCCCGCAAGATTAGCCGCCGCGCCACCAGAAACTTCCAGAGAAGCAATTTTGGTTAGTGTCGCTTTCATTACCTCCGCGCTGCGGCGGGTCTCGTCGCGCTCCTGGGTGAGACGAGACACTTCTTCTTTCTCCTGACGCACCGCATCTGCTGTTTGTCGAAGGTCTTCGGTGAGGCGGGCGATGGTGGCGTCGAAATAATGAAGCACGAACAGCATGGTTCCTGCGGTAAAATTTCTAGAACCATCGTCGGCTTCGGTAAGCACGCGAATGCGAGCCAGCCGCTCGGCGTCCTTCGTGGGGTCAGTCATGGGGAGGCTCCCGACAGAATGTTCCGCTCCATGCGGTCGAAAGCGTCCTCATCATTGAAGCTTTCAGATGCAACGATGGCGGCACAGCGCAGCCGCTCCTCCCGCACGCCGGCCGCGCGGAAGCGGTCGAGGAGTTGATCGAACTCGCTCTCGCTGACAAAGCGCCCCCAGCACACCCGTTTAATTTCCGCTCGTAGTGCGGACTCCTCGTCCGGCTCGGTCGGGGCGCGCGTCATGACTGCGATTCCAATCTCTCTTTGATTCCGACTGACAGCACGGATGCTATCGCTTGTCGCGCTTCGGATCGCTGTCCTAGAGGAAGATGTTTCGTCATCATTCCAATGACTGCGGCGCAAGCACTTTCCATGACCAGCATCCGATCCTCTGTTTCCTTCACGCCGGTCCAGATCGAGATCGCAAGCTGTTCGGCAATTCGGTTGTGCCGCTCGTGAGCGGCTTCAGCGGCGTTAGACATCGGTACAACTCCCACGGAAGCGAATGCCGGACCAATCAATCTTCTTGCCTCCGTCGCTGGTGGTGGGAGGGCGTGGCTTCGGCATGTAGTGGGTGAATGCGCCCGCTCGGTAGCCGGGGCCGTCAGCAGTTTGCCATTGGAAATCGTCCTTGGTGTCGTCCCAGAACGCGACGACCATGAAGTCGCTCTCGGTCGTTCCGAGTAACCATTCCTCACCGGAATTTCGAGCAGCATCGTCTATCGGCCGCCAGCCCGCCTCAAGCTCGCGCTGAGCCGCCTGTAGGGCTCGCCAGTGGGCTTCGTCTTTCGGGCTCGGCCAGAACCCTTCTGCCCGCCCGCGATCCTCAGCTTCCCGGCGCACCGCCGCGACCATTTCCTTCCGCGTCACTTTAGCCATGAAACCTCTCCTTTCGTTAAGAATCGTTCTAGGATCAGGTCAATCTCTTCTTTAGTACCTTCTGGTACACATCCTAATTGAGTTAGAAGATCGATTGACAACATAACACGATTTCCGTCTGCTGTAATATATTCATTCTTTACTGCGTATGTGACCATTTCTATAATGGCTTGTTGCAAAGTAGGTTCCATGTTATGCGTTTGCTTAGGCATTCTACAATCCCCATTTGGCGAGTTTCGATGAAATGTTCTTGGCTTCCTCGACGACACTGCTACGGATGACAGCGTCCTTCCGTAGGTCCGACGCCTCGATGCCGGCCAGCATGTCGTGAATGTCCTGCGCCACCTCGTTGGCGCGTTCGTCCTTGCCGATGTTCCACCCCGGCAGGAGCCCGACCAGTTCGCGCACCTGACGCACAGTGGCCTCCTTGAATTTCGTATCCTCCTCGGATAGCCGGTCGATCAGGTGACTTATCCTGTCCTTGGCCTCGGCCCACATCGCTTCGTTGGCTTGTTTCACTTGGGCTTTCTGGCGCTCCTCCAGATGGAACGACAATCGCTCCAGCACGCCATCGGGCAGCCCGCGAAACCCCGTCTTGTCCGGGATCGGCTCAAAGTCTTTGTAGATGCGAAACTTTGAGCGTATCTCGTCCGCCGTCGGGTAGTCGCTTTGTTTGAACATGCCGCCGAGGTTTGGCTGCGCATCCTGGATCATCTGTGGGTACAGCGGGATGAAGGTTTCCAGCGCATCGACTGCGAAGCGTTCCAACTGCCCCAACTCGCTGAGGTAGCGACCGAGCAGGGGGTGAGGGAGTAAGCGCGGACCCGATTTGCGGTCGCTGGCGGTGTCGCTGACCCAGGGCAACGACAAATCGTAGTGACGTACCCGCACAGCGGCGAAGGCCGAGCGGGCGGTCTTGAGGGGGCCGTCGGCACCGGCCAGCATGTTCTTCTTCAGGTAGCCGACATCGCCCTTGGCATTGTGCAGGTTCTTTAAATCCTCGAGTCCGGCGCGGTCGGTCTTGACGCTATCCCACACCGAGATTTTGACGTGGACCAACAGCGCCGCCTCCTGTAGCGCCTTGCCGAGATCGCCCTCGGTGACGTTCATTAGAGTGTCCATAGATTACTCCCAGAGTAAGGGAGTCTTACGCACGTGCGTAAGACTACTCCCAGTTAATTTCTAGGAATGAACACGTGTTCATTCCTAGTGTTTTACGTACCTACGTAAGATGAGAACTCATTGCTGTAAATATACCGCAACGCCGTTCGCTCCGTTGCTTCCAGGCACTTGCGTAATGCCACTGGATCTCGTCCCATCGCGATAGCAGCGGCGCGGTTTTGGTGGTCTATTATGTCTTTGCCGACCCCATTAGCCTCGCACCACTTCCCGAACGCGGTATTGTGCGGGAACTGGTCGCGTGCTTCAGCCAAGGCAGTGCACAAGTCGATCTGCCCCTCGATCCACTCCTGTCGCCCGGCCTTGGCGCGCGCCAATCCCGCCTTGATGCGCGCCGCCAGCCGGTCGAGCGGTGTCGGCATTGGCACGACGTTGGAGTCCGGCTGCGCCTGCGCTTGTGGCCGCATCTGAGGGACAGGTGCCGGCGCGGGGCGCGGCGGCATCGGTGCCACCTTCTTGGGCTTAGCCGGCGGCGGGGCTTTGGCGGCCGCCTTGGCCGCGCGCTCGGCATCCCGCACGGCTTTCGCCTGGGCTTTGGCGAGCCGCTTATCGCGGGCGATCTCGACCGCACGCTGGTTGACAGCGGCGCGGGTTTCCTCCGCAAGGGTGCGGTAGAAAATCTTAAGCTGCTTCATTGTGAACTCTTCAGACATGCCGGCTTTAAGGGTCGCCCACTTAGAGAATGTCCAACCGGGGTACTTCTCAGGGTCGAAGTTTTTTCGCGTTTCAAACCACACCGTCGCGAACGACCTGTAGTAGTTGTGGGCTTTGCGCCATGAAACCCGCAGCAGTTGCGCGGTATGGTCCAGTTCCGAGATATCTGCCATTGTATTTTTCCTTTATAAAGAAGGGGAGTCTTACCTACGTAGGTAAGACTCCCTTCTAATTTAGCCAGCGTTGCCGTTGGTGATGCGCTTGACGTAGCGCGCCGCCTTAGCCGGCTCGTACTCCAACACGCCGCGCTTGACGAGAGCGTGGCGGATACGCGACCCGTCCGACGCGTACGCCTTCGGGTCGAGGTCTACCTCCTGCATCTTGGCGGGGATATCGAGCGCCTGATCCTCCGCGAGCGCAGCAGCCGCCTGTTCCATAAAGGCGAGCGCCGCCGCGATCTGCTCGTCGCTGCTGCGGATCACTTCAGCGCGAGCGTCCCAAACGTAGTCGAACGCTTCGAACACCTCTTTGCCCGACAGCTTTTCGCCGTACTTGTCAACAAACTGTCGAAGCGCATTTTCACGCTTAGTCATGGTTTATTTCTCCATTGGTTTCCATCCGATTAGATTTCGTCAGGTTACATCCCACCTCCTCTAGCTGTGTGCTGCGAACAAGACTTGCTTGTTCTTGCGCTGAAAGTCCCGGTACTCCGGTGTCGGGAAGACAAACCGAGCCCGGCGGTCGTCCGCGTTGATCGTGTTGACAGCGAAGACGCCCATGTCCTGGTGCATCCGGCCGATATAGCGCAGAAATGGCGAGACGTTTTCCGGCGTGATGTGCTCGACCAGCTTAAAAGCGCACACCATCTGGCCGTCCTGGCCCGCCGGCAATTTCGCCGTCGCCGGGTTCTTAATAATGTCCTCCACGTCCGGCATCTGGTCGGCATACTTCAGGTGCGCCAGATACTGCCCCGCCGCGCCCGGACCGATCCAGGCTGCCGCCAGCTCGTGCGCGACCGGATCGTCGAGGTCGAGCAATTCTCCGGCGTCCACCTGTTTTTGCGTCCTGATGGCACGCAAATCCTTATCCATCAGGCACAGCGACCGAGGGGTGCAGAACTGGTCGTACCCCTCGGGCACGGTGTCGCGAAACACCACGCCGGGGTGCGCTTGAGCAAAACTCACCGTGAGATAATGTGGCCTCAAATGCTCCCGCTGGGTCTCGACCCAGATCAGCCAGGGCTGCAGCCTGCCTTCGATCTGGAGGGCGCCGCGCCGGTTGATGATAAACATGAGTTCTCGTAGAACTCCCGAACGGTCGCTCGTCCGGTTGGATGCGGCAATAACCCGGTAGGTCTTTGGCAATACCCAGTTGCCGACCCTTCCGTTGAGCAATAGCTCAGCGGAAGGCTTTTTCACATCGTCGTCGGCCTGCCCCCACTCATCGAGGAAGAGCACGCCGACGGTGGGCATAGGTCCGGCCCAGGTACCGGCCTCGTGCCACCTGACAGGGTTATCAGGATCGCCAGTGGGTTCGCACACCCACATGCTTTCGGGCCGAGGCATCCACGGCGGTACCGAGAACACGGTGATGGGGTTGCCGCCATCGGGAGCCTTGACCGGGATCATGAATCCCCTTACATCTGGTGAGGTTATTGTTGCCAGCATGAAAACAATCAACCCAATAGGCTGGTTTAATGCTAAGCACAACATCTCAACGTACTGAAAGATGCTATCAGACTTGCCGACGCCCGGCGAACTCATAAGCTGGTACGCGTTTGGTCGTTCTCGCCGCGACAGTGCAGCGAGATGCGTTTGAAGTAAGAACTGCTTCATGCGGATAATGTCCATCCGAGGTAGCTCCTTGTTTTGTTAGGGCTTATCCCACCTTTTACGGCTGATAATCATCGACACCATAGCCAGACTGAGTTTGTACATACGCATAAGCTCTGTCCGCCGCGAGTGTGGCCGTGCGTAGTGAACGGGAATGACCCCTTCACTTGATGAGCCAAGGCGTCCTGCGGTATTTCATCCGCTCGTTATTGATAGCGCGCTGGTGCTCGAATTTGAGGTCGATCAGGAGCCGCATCATCTCGCGGATCGACAGTTCGTCGAAACCGTCCCAGTCGATGTTATATTGGCGGCCGGTGGCTTGCTGAATGTCAGCGCGCAACTGGCGGATTAGGTGAGAACGTGACGGTGTCATTTTAGCTCCATTCCGAGATGGTTTCTAGATTACTCCTGGGGAGTAACTCCCCCACGCCGTGTTTCCCTCCTCTACTGATTGAGCAAACATTATAACATAATCAATGTCCTAAGTCAACCTA